CCAGGTTATCGGCCAGACGCTTTCTGGAACGGGTATCCCGAACGGCACTTACATCAAGGATATTCAGGGCGGCATTATCGTGATGTCGGCGGCGGCGACGGCGACGAACACCGGAACCACTGTCACGGCGGCCAATAACTCGACGTGGGGCGCGACGACCAACCTGTCGGCCGCTCTGACGAGCGTCCCGAATATCCCCGGAATTTACCCCAATCAGACGATCGCTGGCACGGGGATTCCCGCCTCGACGACCATCCTGAGCATCACGGGCGCGCCCGGCAACTACACGATCAATATGTCTGCGGCGGCCACGGCTACGGCGGCCTCGATCAACTTCACCACCACCATCTACATCGAGGCGTTGCTTCGCTGGCCGCAAATCAGCGTCCAGAACTAACAGAATTCGCGGGTCACTCCTGCCCGCGTCTTAGCGGCTCGCGCTGCTCCCGGTCGGACGCTTAATCGCGCCCGGCCGGCTTTCCCCTCATGCGCAAGGCGCTTCAACAATGGATGATATTTCTCAGATTGCGATCGGTGATCCCACGGCGAGCGTCGATCAGTGGGGAACGGTCGATTACGGCCAGATGAACAAGGGTGTGACGCCGATCTTCATGGCGATTCCGGTCAAGGATGAGCGCGCCACGGAAGAGACCGGGAAGGCGACTTACAAGGAATTCGAGATCGTTCAGATTCGCGTGGCTGGCGATATGAACAGCGTCGCGGCGCATCCGGTCGATGACGCGATTAAGGAGCGGTTCGCCGCTCAGTATGAGAAATGGAAAACGAGCCGCGTCGCGCGCACGGTTGATGGAACGCCGCTGAAAGAGTGGCCGCTGCTCTCCCCGATTCAGATTGCGGAATTCGACTCGCTCGGCATTTATTCAGTCGAGCACGTCGCGGGCCTCTCGGACCATCTCGTGACGAAAATCCAGGATGGCCGCGTGTGGCGCTCGAAGGCGGAGGCGTGGCTCGCCTCGGCCAAGGACAATGCGGCGGCCGCGAAGTTCGGCGCCGAAAACGAGCGGCTCCGCGAAAGCAACGCGGAACTCAAGTCTGAAATGGCGTCGCTGGCGGCCCGGCTGAAAAGCCTCGAAAGCGACGGCAAGCGCAAGGCTGCGGCTTAACCCGCAACCCTCCCTCCCTCTAATAGAAGGCTTCTCCTTATGATTTCTCCCACGGTTGGTCGCATCGTGTTGTTTCACATGACCGACGAACAATTGAAACACTTGCGCCTTGGCGGCGACAAGCGCGGCTCCATCAGCCGCGATCCAAAGCAGCCTATGGCGGCGACGGTGGTATATGTGCACGGCGACCGATGCGTCAATCTGTCCGTCACTGACCACAACGGCGAGCGGTTCTCGTTTACTTCTGTCTCACTGTTGCAGGATGAGGAATTGCCCGGCGGCAATGGTATGTGGGCCGAATGGATGCCATTCCAGAAGGGCCAAGCAGCCAAGCACGACGCGAAGGCTTAATCCGGCGCGCTCGGCCACGGCCGGGCGTCCTCTCCAAATTAGAGGCCTCTAAATGTCGCTGCTCTCGATCGTCAATAATGCCTTTTTGGAACTGTCGGGAGTGGCGAATAACTATTCGTCTGTCTATGCGAGTCTCGATTCCTCTGCGGCGCTGCTGATGCAGCTTGCTCAGCGGACGGGTGACGACGTGGCGCGGCGCTGGGGATGGAAAAATCTCAAGGTGCCGGGCGGCATTACCGGCGACGGAAAAACAACGGTATGGGCGCTCCCCGCCGATTGGGCGTCGCTCGGCGAGTCGTCGCTTCTCGTCTCGAACCTTTACCCGCTGCTGCCGCTGGCTGGCCCGATCATGCCGGAGCGGCTGCTTTTGTTGAAAGCGCTGCCGGCGATGCCTATTCGCCCGCTGTGGCGCATGATCGGCGGCAATATTGAAATCTGGCCCGCGCTGGCGGCCGGCGAACTCGTGACGCTGGAATATCGGTCCTCCTGCTGGGTGCTCGATGTCGATGGCGCGACGCGGCGCCCGCGATGGACAGCCGACCTCAACACGTCGCTGATTGACGAAAGCCTGATCGAGCTCGGGGTGATTTGGCGGTGGAAAGAGGCCAAGGGGCTGCAATACGCGGAGCGTTTCGCGGAATATGAGCGGCGCTTTGACGCGACGGCCGGGCAGGAAGATACGGGCCGCATGGTGTCCATGTCGAACAAGGGCGGAACTTTTGACCCGTCCGCGTTCTTCCCTGGTCTGATCGCCGACAATTCCGATGCCGGATCGTCGGGGCAATTCTCGTGAGGCTAAAGCCCGTCGCCTCCAAGCCTCGCGGCGTCGAGGTCGCAAAGCCGTTCACCCTGCCGGCCCCGACTAAGGGCTGGTGGGTCGGCGGCAATATGTCTCAAGCCCCGGCCGGGACCGCCTACGTCCTGCAGAACGCCTTTCCGCGCCTGGACTATGTGCGCGCGCGCTACGGATCGTTCAATTGGGCTACGGGGATGCCGGCGAGTCCGGTCACTTCGCTGTGGGTTTGGACGAACGGCGCTCTTTCCAAAATGATCGCCGCGTGCGCGAATAATATCTATGACGTAACGGCTGATGGCGCGGTCGGTTCTCCGCTGCTATCGGGCCTCGGCGCGGCGAATATCGAGGCGGCCAACTTCACGAATTTCGCCGGCAACACGGTTCTGTCGATCGTCGATGGCGTCGATCTGCCGATGACCTATGACGGAACGCAATTCACGAAAACCTATTCGACGACGGGCACGCTTGGCGTTTTCACGGTCACGGGAACCCCGTCCAGCGGCTCGCCGACGATTACCGCCATTGTCTGCTCTGACTGGACGCAACTCGCGGCGAACTGCCCGATTTCCGGTTCTGGAATCCCGATCGGGGCGACGATCCTCTCTTGGGATTCTGTCGGGCTCACCATCACGATAAGCCTGCCGGCGACGGGCGGCTCAACCGCCGAAACCATCACTATCAATGGCTTTCGCGTTTCCGCCGTGGCCTCGTTCGCGAACCTCGCGGTGGGGCAGGCGATAACCACGGGAAACCCGACCACGAGCGGAATCCCGGACGGAACCTTTATCGCCTCGCTGGTTCCTGGGTCGGGCTATCTGACGCTGACTCAGCCCGTCACCGCGACCGGCGTTGGTGTCGCCATCACGGCCTATTCGACGCCCCCTGTGTGGGGGCTCGCGGGCGCGGGGATGTCGCAAGTCTGGACGTTCAAGGATCGTCTTTATTTCTGCCAAGCGGATTCGCTCAACGCCTATTACCTCCCGGTCGCCTCGATCGGCGGCGTTGCGACGCTGCTGCCGCTGGCGGGCATATTTCACAAGGGCGGCAACCTCGTTGCGGGCGGCGCGTGGTCGGTTACTGCCGTTTCCGGCCCTTACGACGCCTGCTGTTTTGTCACAAGCGAGGGCGAAGTCGCGATCTATTCCGGGCTGTGGCCCGGTGATACGGCCTGGGCGCTGCAAGGCGTATTCCAGATTTCCAAGCCGCTGGGGATTCGCTGCCTTTTCAAGAGCGGCGGCGATCTGATTATTCTCACGGAAGATGGCATAGTGGCTATGTCAAACGTGATGCAGTTGGATCAATTGTCGCTGCAGAACCAAGCTCTCACGGCGTCAATCGCGCCGGCTTGGCACGACGCCGTTGTCGCGCGCGGCGGGCTGTCTGGTTGGGCGGTCTGTATATGGCCGCGCGAATCTTTCGCGATCGTCAACTTGCCGCAAGCGACGCCATCCGATCGGACGCAGTTCGTCACGAATACGCGCTCCGGGGCCTGGGCGAGCTATGTCGGGTGGGACTCGCAGTCTTACGCCGTCCTCGAAAATCAGCTTTATTTCGGAACCTCGGCCGGCGTGGTCATGGCCGGCGAAAGCGGCGGTTCCGATAACGGCGCGGCCTATTCCGTGGTCATCTTCCCGTCGTTCTCGACGCTCGGCGCCGATGACGCGCACGGCAAGATTGTCCGTATGGTGCGGCCCAACTTGCTCGCCAACTTTTCCGCCCCGCTGCAAGTCAATGTGAATGTGAATTTCGACATTACGATGCCGCTGCCCGCTGGCGTCCTTGGCGGCCCTCTCGCGGGCGCGACGTGGGATGTATCGCTGTGGGATGTGGCGACGTGGGGCGCGACGCTAAAAACCTTCTCGCAGTGGTCCCCCTGCTACGGGCTCGGGTTTGCTGTCGCGCCTATCCTTTCGGGCTCGATAAATTCAGCGGTGCAGCCTGACATTCGGCTGCTTTCGACGACCGTTCTTTACGAGGACGGGAGTCTGATGGCGTGATCGTCCACGATAACGCGGGCGCTAAAGCCTATCTCGACGCGCGCCTTGGAATTCGCCTTGTTCCGCCGTTCGTCGGCTATCTGATCTCGGTCGGGGGCGAGGCGACGGGCGCGGTCGTTTACAACTCTTGGACGCTCTCTGACGTGCAAATGACGGCGGCGCTTGGTCCCGCCGTGTCGCGCCGCGATCTCCGCGCGATCTTTCGCAAGGCGTTTGGAGCCCCGCTCGACGTCTGCCGGGTGTCATGTGTGACGCGCCACGACAACCACGCGGCAATTCGCGGAATGCGCTTGCTCGGATTTGTGAGCGAGGGAATCGCGCTCGACTATTTCGGCCACGATCAACATGGCGCGCGTTATGTGCTGCTCCGGCGCTCTCAAACCATCATCAAGGACACTCCATGAATTCACCGCAACAGCCCAATGTCGCACTCGAAACCCTGATGCAAACTCAGGCGAACACGGCGGCGGCTACGCAGCAACAGCAAATGAACATGGTCGATCAGAATAACGCCTATGGGAGTTTGACCTACTCGCCAGACTCGGCGTCTCCGAGCGGCTATGCGGCGAACACGACGCTCTCCCCGATTGAACAGCAAATTTTCAACGAGGGCACGCAAGCCCAGGCGACGGAGGGCGGAATTGCGAACACGCTCGCGTCGTCCGGCGCCGGCGCGCTTTCCGGCCAGGGGCCGGACCTCGGCTTTAGCGGAATCAACGCTCAGGTGAATTCCGATGAGGAAAACACCCTAAACCCGCAATGGGCGGCGGCCGGCAATCAGGAAGCCGCCACGCTGGCGGCGGAAGGCGTCATGCCGGGCTCGGAAGAATACACGACGCAAATGCAGCAGTTCAACAACTCCAAAAACACGGCTTACGATCAAATGTTCGTCGGCGATCAGGCGCAGGCCCAGCAAGAGGCGCTAACCGCCTATGACGCCCCTCTGAACGCCCTCACGGCGCTGCAAAGCGGCTCGCAAGTCACGACGCCGAATTCGTCGCTCGTCGCCACGCCGCAAGAGTCGATCACGGCCCCGAACACGATGGGCGCGACGCAAGCGAATTACAACAACGCCACGGCGCAATATGACGCGGCGCTTGGCGGCCTTGCATCGCTCGGCGGGACCCTCGGCGGCGCGGGGATTAAGGCTTTCTCGTCCGACCGCGAAGACAAAACCGACATTTCCAAGCTCGGCAAGGACTCAAAAACCGGGCTTGAAATGTATGCGTATCGCTACAAGGGCGACCCGAAAAGCTATCCGAAAACCGTGGGGCCGATGGCGCAAGAGATTGAGAAAAAGGCCCCTGGCGCGGTGCGGTCGATCGGCGGCCATAAGGTCGTAACGCCCGGCGGCCTCGGCGTCATCGCGCGCCGGAGGGCCGCTTAATGTCCCTTTTTGACGGTTTCGCCGCTCCCGCGCCGCAACGCCTCGATCCGAACAACCCGCAAACGGTGCTCACGCCTGACGCGGTGAAGCGGCGCCAGGCGCTCGCCGACGCGCTGGCGAAAGAGGCTTCCGACGCTTCGCCCGTTCGCTCGGGGTGGCAGGCGGCGGCGCGCGTCGCTCAAGGGCTGCTGGGCGGATATTACTCGGGGCAGGCGGACCAAGCCGAACAAGCCGGCGCGGCGCAATCCGCGAAGACGCAAGCGGCGGTCCTGGCTGCGGCGCTCGGAAACGACAACAGCGCGACGCCTGCGGCCCCTGGCGCGGCGGTCGCGTCGGACGATAGCGCGGCGCCGGCTGCGGCCGGTGTGGCGGCTCCGGGCTCGCCCGCTGTTCTGTCGGCCATCCAAACGGCGGCGAATGAAAACGGAATCCCTCTCCCGGTCGCGCACGCGATGGCGACGCAAGAGAGTCGGCTAAACCCGAACGCTCCGACTGGCGGCCTGTTCCAAATCACGCAAGGAACGGCGGCCGATCCCGGCTACGGCCTCGCGCCGTTCGATATGTCGAAAGTCAATGACCCGCTCGCGAACGCGCGTTTTGGCTTGAAGTATCTCGCCGCGCGAAATCCGGGGATTGACTGGAATGACCCGGCGCAACTCACGAAGGCGCTAAATTCATACAATGGCGGTGGTGATCCAAATTATGTCGCTAACGTGCTGCGGCATTACGATCCCAAGGGAGTCGCTGCGCTCTATGGCGCTGGCGGCCCGCAAGTCGCCTCGGCCCCTCTCGCCGCTCCCGCGCCCGTCGCGTCTCCATCTGCCGCCCCTGCGCCGCTGCCGCCCATTCAAACGGATGGCTTCTCGCCTCCCGCGCTCGGCGCGACCATGCCGCCCGCTCTGGCGACGGCTGCTCCCGCCGCTGCGGGCGGTGGCTGGTCGCCTCCTGGCGAAATAGCGCCGGCTGTCGCCGCGCAACAAGCGGCGCAACGTGCGGCCCTCGCTGCCAGTCTGCGCGCCCCTGGCGCTTGGACGCCCCCGGCTGAAATCGGCGGCGTGGCCGCGGCGCAAGCTGCTTCGCCGGCTCCCGGCCCGCAAGCCTTCGCTGGCGCTGGCGTCGGCGCGCTGCCGCCCTCGATGACGGCCCCTCCGCAAGCGCCCCCGGTAGCTGTCGCGGCGGCTCCCGCTCCCGTGATCGCTCAAGGCGACGAGGGCGACGACGCGCCGACAAATCCCGTTCCGGTCGGCGCGGGGCTCAACATCCCGGCGAGCGCTGGCGTTCCGGTTCCCGGCGCGACTTCACAGCCTGTCGCGGTCCCGGCCGTCGCGCCAGCTGCTCCCGCGCCAAACGCGCCGGCTCTCGCGGCGGCGCTTCGCAGTCCCAAAGACAGGGCGCAAATCGCATCGCTGGTGGGCGCGATGTCGGACCCGTGGGCGGATGACGGGACGAAGCAAGTCGCGGCGACGCTGTTGGCCGCGAGGCTCAAAGGCGCGACGACTGGCGCTATTGTGAAAGACCCGACAACGGGGCAATTCGGGCAATACGACTCGACGGGGAAATTTACGACGATCGCCAACGCGGACAAAGAAACGCAAACGGCGGAACAGAAAAACTTTGAATATTCTCTAACGCACCCGGATTTCACAAAATATCAGCAAACCCACGGGGCGGAGGCGTCGAAAGCGCATGTCGTCAATGGCGCGCTGGTAGATAATCAAGGGCATGTCCTCTATCAGTCGCCTGCCTCTCTCGTGACGCCTCGCGCCGTCGACGAAAACGGCGCTCCGATTTATTCTCAGTCCGAAAAGACGCTCGGCGAAATGCTGCGCCAAGGGCTCCCCGTCCCTCCTGGGCTGTCTCGGACAAAGGAAGGCGCGGCGCTTATCCGTGGAGCAGTCGATTATTCGTCTGCGGTTGGCAATCAAGACCCGGTGCTTGAGGCGCACCAACGCGGTCAAAATCGCGCGAATTGGGTAGGCGAAAACTCGGAACAACGCGCGCTCGGGCCGGCCGTCGCTAACAATGCGCTTTACGGCAACGCGGCGGCCTCGACGATCGACACGGCGCTGCGGGCTTCGGCGGAGGTTCCCCGGGGTCAATGGCGTCCGTGGAACCAAGTTATGCAAATGGGGCAAACGGCCCTTTCCGACCCGAAGCTTGCTGCGTTCGCGACGGCGACGAATACGCTAATCAATGACTACGCCAAGGCTACGACGCCCGTTGGCGTCCCGACCGACTCGCAACGCTCGCATGCGGAATCGATGCTTGGGACGGCGCAATCACCAGAGGTTTATGACGCGGTTGCGCGCATGATGCACAAGGAAATCGCAAACACGCAT